CTAGAGGCAGGGAGATCTTGGTCACACAATGTGCAGGCTTTTCCCATTTATATCTTTCGGTAGGTCCCGTCGTTAAGGCGCTCCCAACAACGACGGACTTCTTTCGGGAAGCGAAACCAAAGAGCAGCCGAAACAATTTGTTCAGACGGAGCGCCCACCACGTACACCTCGCTTCGGACGGGAGCAACACGCTCCTCAGCCTCAGCCTCATCGGCAGTCTTAACCATGTCGATGTTTCGACCGATCTCCGCAACAAGAGACGAGCGGTGTTTACCGGCAATCTCAAGGTCGAGAAGCTTCATAAGCCCCGGAAGGTCAAGTTCGCACAAACGCGCCCTGGCCTGTTTAACTGTAAGTTTAGTAGGATCAAACATTAGAATCTCCGTTAAGCAGTGCTGACACAATAAACAGAAAAACACCACACGGTAAAGAGGAGCAGAAATGAGCACCCCAAAGAAGAGCAAAGTTGAGAAGGTAGAAAAGGCCATGAAGGAAGCCGCTGAGTACGAAGAGGAGGATGCTCACCTCCCTGGCTTCCAGATCACAATCAGCATGGGTGCCCCGGTCAGGAGGCCCACGAAGGACAAGCACAACACGCACAAGCCTGAACACAAGAAGACTAAGGGCAAGAGGCGCAAGGGAGTCGTTGGCCCGATGGAAGAAGCACTTAAGGGCGCTTACTAGCCATGCCAACTACAGAAGAGCTTGCGGAAATCGTACAGGCAGAACTCCAGAAGGAGCGGGCTCGCGAGATCTTACTTGCGAACAAGGAGGTTCCCTTCGTTAGACGCATCATGAACAAGGGAGACGCATACCCGTCAATCCCGATAGGGAAGAAGGATGGTAGCGTCCGGCTCTCGACCCACAACTATGGGCCAAACGAAGAATACAAAGGAGTGAACATTGGCGGGAAAACATGGGTTGTCCCAGACATTGTTTACGGAGACACCGGACAGCTCATAATGAGGGGGCCAGAGGACAGGCTGTGGGACAGAGACCAAGTAGCACGCGGTAACGCAATCCCGTTCGACAGCTTTGATGAGGCAGATTGGTTCTCACGGGGAAAGGATTCGTGGAAGAGACATATCGGGGGGATGATCCCTAAGGGACCACCACGGGAAGCCTACCCACCACAAAGAAAACTAGCAGGCCCCCTTGAAGACGCTCTAGCAAGAGCGTTATCTAACTCTCCGCTGGCTCTAGGCCCAGGCTCTTACCCAGACCTACCCTAGCGTCCTTCTCGCATACTCAGCAATAAGCACAGCGTCAGCCATACCATCATGCGGGACTCTCTTACGCCCTGGTGTGAGGTCGATGCCAGGGAAGAGTTGCGTAGCCAGGACTACCGCATCTTCCTTTCCCTTCTTCCTCTCTTTGCCAGACCGCTTGGGAAGAGAGAGAGCCTTTTTCCAGGCTTGAGGGGTGGGCTCTACATAGCGCGCCCCGATTGCGACAAGCATTCCCTTGAGGAACCCCCAATTTGTGCCTGCGGTAAGTGTGGACTTGACCCCCTCACCGGGTCTGACTGAGACCTTCTCTAGAGCGGCCTCAACCCTCCCTAGTCCCTTCATCTCAGCGAACCACTCTTTGATCGCATGATAGTCCTGAGGGCCAGCGCTCCCATTTACTCTGGGCATAGCGATAACAGACAAGAGCTTACCCCCTGCATCTACAGCAGCTAGCCCGCCGGTCATTCCAGGGTCAGCCCCAACAAACACCCTCATCTCATCTCCATCGCAATAGTAATGAGGTGAAGAGGGTGTCCAAATACCTCCTCATACTCCTGCCTAAACACCTTAGCAGCCGCATACATACGCTCCTCCTTCATCATCTTGGCCGAAGCCAGCCTAAACCGCTTAGAGGCCACAAGCTCTTTGTCTGGCGTCCCGACAGAGTGAGCCTTAGCAGCCCACCGGGCAAAGTCGTCCATCCACTCCATTGTGGCAGCCCTCATGGCTAACCAGCTTGCCACAATGAGCATCCCGTCCTTAGCGTCACGCTCCACAGCTCTGGAATACGTCCGCGCGGCGAAGTTTCTCCATGCGTCATGGGGAAGGTCGTGAAGGCGGCAGTGGTCTTTGCCGTAATCGTAAGAAAACAGCCTCAGCAGCGTGTCGCTCATCGTCTGCTCGTTATCCAGCCGTTGCCGGGCTCCCAGGAGCAGTGGGCAGTGCCTGTAGGCCCGTTTCTCTGCGCCCTGACTATGAGTTCTAGGTCAGAGGAGGGCTCGTGGTCCTCGTCGTAGACAGAATGACGGTAAACGAAGATGACAGCGTCTGCGTCTTGCTCAATCTGGCCTGAGTCACGAAGGTCTGAGAGCATGGGTCGCTTGTTCTCTCTGTACTCGCAGCTACGGTTCAGTTGAGCCAGTACAAAGATGGGGATATTGAGTTCCATAGAGAGTCTCTTGAAGGAGGAGCTAGCTTCAGCCACCTGACGCTCTCTGCTGTTCTCTTGAGGGAGCTTCAGAAGCTGCAGGTAGTCTACTGCGGCGGCGCAGATGTCTAGCTTGCTCTTCTGCATGCGGATAGACATGAGGGCAGCGCCTAGGCTCTTGGGCTTGTCGTCGTAGTAGACGGGCAGGCCATCCCACCTAGACAAGATCTTGTCTCTCACCTTATCTAGGTCTTCCGCAGTCTCTCCTAGGTCCATCTCTGCCATCGCAATGCGCTCACCAATCTGCATCTCGTTCATCTCGGCGCTGATAGCGAGCGTGGGGGCTCCGTTATACCTAGCGACATTAGAGAGGAGGGTCATCATGACCTGGGTCTTGCCCATCTTGGGCCTGCCACCGATGATCACCATCTGCCCAGGTCTTACTTTGAGGATGCTGTCTAGAGCAGGGATGCCAGTAGAGATAAGCGTGTTCGTCTTCAAGCCCATCCTCTGGGCCTGTAGGTCGTCTAGGTAGTCCTTAGTGATGTCGTGGGCTGTGCGTGGCTCTGAACGGCCCTCAGGAGCCCAGGAGGCTAGGTTTGAGATGGTGCTCGACAGCTTGATCAGCTCAGAGAAGGGAGAGCCATTCTCTTCGTGGTCAAGGATGCGCCTAGCAGCGTCAACCATGTACTGCCTGCGTGCCGTTTCAATCACGTTAGAGACGTAGTGCTCTACGTTCTTCCTGATGGCAGGGACAGAGGTAATGTCGTCCATTACCTTCCCGAAGTGCTCCCAGTCAGTGAAGTGCCTCCTCTCGCCAACCTTGTCAGCGAACCGCTCAGTCAGAGTGGCTCTGTCTGGGCCGATGCCTCTCTCTCTGTCTTCTACAAAGGCAGACCAGAACAAGCGGTGAGTGGGGGAGGAGAAGTGGTCTCTCTTAACTCCAACAGCAGTAGCCTCATCAACAACAACAGGGCTCCTCAAGCAAAGAGCGAGGATGGCTTTCTCTGAGTCAAAGGCCATTAGGTCGCCCCCTTCACGCTGTAGATAGCCACAACGCTGTCCATGTCGTCAGGAGTAGGGATGCCGTAGTACGAGCAGTACTTCTTAATGAGTTCCTCAGTGAGCAGCCCCCTACCGTCCATCCACCTAGCTAGCTTTAGCTCAGGCTTCCTATTGTTCCTCTTCAGCCATCTAGCTGAGTCAATAGAGACAACAACAGTCCCTCTGCCCTTCTTCTCTGCGTTCTCTTGAGCCCGCTTAAACCAGCGAGACATGAACATCCTGACGTTCTTCTTCTCTCTACTGGGCCTCTCCATCTCCCACATCATCGCTAGACGTATCTCAGCGAGTAGGTCTACGTCAGGGAAGATCTTCTGAGCGTGCCTAACCCAAGTAGGGAGTGAAGCAGGGTTTCCTGCTTTACGACCCCAATGCTCACTCATGAAACCAGAAATAACTAAAGGATCTGTCGTATCCATCACACACCTCCACACCAAGCCCAACAAAGAGCATTAACGAAAGAAGCCCTCAATAAGAAGACCAGCCCAGTCATCAGCACTACAAGTCCGCTGACCAGCCTGACCCCCTCAGGAAGCTATCCCAAGGAGGCCACATAGGCTGGCGCGATGCTCTCACGAGCTAACGACTCAAACACAGTAACACAGTGCGCCGACACAGTCAACATA